GGTTACCGAGGTACTTGACGGACTCGCGCCCACAGGCGCAGATGCACAGGAAGCGCCTATTGGGTCCGACGCGTTCGACCTCTCGGATGGTGGTGAGGTGGCCATATTCCGTACCGGCCGGAATCTCCATTGGAGATGATCCTCTAGTCATGGGTCCATTGTACACGAATCGAAGGAGGTCGGCTAATGGCTGACGATCCGAAGCATCCATACGGCGCCGACGCCGGGTACGCCGACCCCGGCTACCAGGGCGACGGCAAGGCCAGGTATCCGACCGATACCGAGGCTCATGCCCGTGCCGCACTTGCGTACTTCTCGAAGCCGAAGAACCAGGAGCCCTACACGGCGCCCCAGGTCAAGGCGATCATGGGGCGCATTCACGCCGCCGCCAAGAAGTTCGGCATTCAGGTTTCCGACGACGACTCCAAGATGGAGAAGAAGTCGGCTGACGAAACCGGCGCCGCCCGCACGGGCACCCCGGACACCCGTCGCGCGTCCCTGCTTGACGCGGGCTTCACGGCCATGGAAGCAGACGAAATGCTCGGCATCGAGCAGACCGACGCCGCCCGTCAGGGCACCTCGGAAGACGAAAACGATAACCCCGAGCGAGAGGTGGCACCTGCCATGAAGACGAAGGAAGAGTTCGAGGCCCGTCAGGCCGAGATTGCTGAGCGGCTGAAGGCACTGCTGGGCGAGACCCGTGACGCGTCGCTGACCGAGGAGCAGGACAAGGAGTGGGAGGAGCTGGCCGCGGAGCGGAAGGCCAACGGCGCCGCCCTGGAGAAGATCGAGGAGCGCCGGCAGCTAGTCGAGTCCCTGGCCGTCTCCGGTTCCACGGAGCGTGGCGCCGACTCGGGCCGCCGCACTCCGGCGTTCCAGGCGGAGCGCGACATCTACGATGTGGACGCCCTGGTGCGCAGCACGCGCGAGATGTCCGAGGACCGCGCCGCGCGCGAGTGGGTCGAGGCCGGCGAGCGGGCGATCGAGAAGGCGAAGTTCGCTCCGACTCCCGACAACTACTCGGGCAAGCGCTCCGAGGACGTCGCCGCGAAGCTCCTGGAGACCGTCGCGGACGGCGGCGACAAGCTGGCAAAGCGCATGGTCGTCACCGGCTCCCCGGCGTACGAGCGGGCGTACCAGAAGTTCCTGAAGCACAGCAACGACGCGTTCATGACGAACGAGGAGCGTCAGGCGTGGACTCGCGCCCAGGAGCTGTCCGTGAACACCGCGGGTGGTTTCGCGATGCCGTTCCAGCTGGACCCGACGATCATCCTCACGAACGCCGGCACGGTGAACCCGATCCGGCAGCTCGCGAAGGTCGTCCAGATCACCGGCAAGGAGTACGACTTCGTCACGTCGGCGGGTGCCACCGCCACTCGTGGCGCGGAGCTCGCCCCGGCGACCGACGGTTCGCTGACCCTGGCGCAGCCGACGGTGCGCACGAACCGCGTGCAGGTCTTCATCCCGTTCTCGTACGAGGCCGACATGGCGTGGAGCAACATCCGCGCCGAGCTGACCTCCGCGATGGTGGACGCTAAGGACCGCGAAGAGGACAGCTTCTGGGTCGGCAACGGCACCGGCGTCGCCCCTCAGGGCGTCGTCGGCTACGCGGCCACCGCGGGTGTTCCGAACGTGAACTCCATCGGGATCGGCGCCTTCGCGGCTGGCGACCTGCACAACCTGCACGACGCCATTCCCCCGCGCTTCGAGAACAACTCGGCATGGGCCGCACACAAGTCGGTCTACGGCCTGGTGCGTCAGTTCGACACTGCTGGCGGTGCCGAACTGTGGGCGCGGATCGGCGACGGGCAGCCCCCGACGCTGCTCGACCAGAAGGCTGTGCGCGTTTCGGCCCTCCAGTCGGTCGCGGCCGGCCTGGGCACCGGCAACCCGGCGTTCGGCCAGATCATCGCGGTACTCGGTGACTTCTCGCAGTACGTCATCGTGGACCGGGTCGGCATGAACGTCGAGCTCATCCCGCAGGTGTTCAGCACGGCTTCCACGCCGGGCAACGGCTACCCGACTGGTCAGCGCGGCCTGTTCGCCGTGTGGATGAACAACGGTCTCATTCGGGTGCCGGGTGCGTTCGCCACCCTGACCAACCGCAACGCCTGAGCCGAGGCTTGATAGGCCGGGATTCCCTCGGGGATCCCGGCCTTTCCGGTAGGAGTCTGACCAATCTCACGGGCGGCACGTCGCCCACGGTGACCGCGAGTATCGCGGTCGGAAAGGTTCGGTGACGAGATGGCATCTGGAAACAAGGTTTTTCGTGCCAAGTTCACTTACTTCGTCGGCAAGCTGAAGGTCCCGGCTGGCGCCCTGGTCCGCGAGGGTCACGAGGTCATGCAGGGCGTCGAGCACGCCTTCGAGGAGCTGAAGGTGGACTTCGAGCGGGAAGACATCAAGGCGAAGAAGGCGGCGGACGACGAGGCCGCGAAGGTCCAGGCTGACGCCGAGGCCGCCGCCAAGGCGGAAGAGGCGAAGCTCGCCGCTGACGCGAAGTCGGCGGAAGCGGCTGCGGCGAAGACTGTCGAGGCTGACGCTGCGAAGGTCGCGGAGGGTGAGGCGAAGGTCTGATGACCGAAGTCGACCTCCAGGGGGCGCGTCAATTTGTCGTAGCCTCGTCTGCGGCTCGTACGGCTGCTCCGGCCGACTTCGACGCCGTCGGCTTCCGGGACATCACCGGTATTGCCGTCACCCTCGACGTTACGGCCTTCACGACGGCGGCCAGCGTGTCCGTCCAGGTGCTCGGGGTGGATTCCACGTCAGGCAAGACCTGGGTCATCGGCACCATCGCCGCACTGACGGCCGTCGGAACCACAACCATGGCCGTCTATCCATCCATCCCCACGGCGGCTGTGAGCGGCGGATACCAGAGCCAGCAGGGTGTCCTGCCGGACCACATCCGCTTCCACGTCATCCAGGGGAACGCCAACTCGACCACCTACTCGGTGGGCGTGAGCTGCGCCTGCTAAGGAGGCTGATATGTCGCTCGGAGATCCGTACTGCACGCTGGCGCAGCTGAAGGCGTACATGTACTCGGCGAACCCGCAGCAGCAGGCGGTAACGACCGACGATGCCCTCCTGACGGCCTGTATCGCCACGGCGTCCCGGAAGGTCGAGAAGTACTGCCAGCGGCAGTTCAACTTGGCCGACACGGAGACGGCGCGGCTATACAGGCCGACCGAGGATCCGCAGCTCTGCCAAGTCGACGACTTCGTCCTGACCAGCGCTTTCCAGGTCCTGTGTGACCCGGCGGGCGTCGGCAGCTTCCAGGTCGTGTTCACCGCCGAAGACTACGAGCTGCACCCGCTGAACAACATCGTCAACGGCATCTACCAGCCGTACAACGAGATCCGGGCGGTCCTGGGTCTCTGGTTCTGGCGGCCGATCCTACGCCGCCAGGGCACCGTGCAAGTAACGGCGCGGTGGGGCTGGCAGGCGGTCCCGGACGAGGTCTACCAGGCCACGCTCCAGATCGCCTATCAGATGTACAAGATGAAGGACGCGCCGTTCGGCACGGCCGGCTCCGGCCAATTCGGGGAGCTGCGCGTGCGCGACAACCCGATCGCGTGCGCACTGCTCGCCCCGTTCATGATCGACCCGCTACTGATCGGATGATGGAATGTCGACTCTGAATGCGATCTGTACCGGGCTGGCCACGACGATCCGCAACTACGTCGAGACGCCGATCTACGCCTACGACCATATGGCGGACGTCGTGAACTACCCGGCCATCGTGTGCGAGCCGGTCCAGCCGGCCATCTCGTACGCCGGGTCGTTCGCGGCACACCAGTCGACGTCGGAGTTCGGCGGCTCATTCGGCCCAGGCACCGACATGTGGCACGTCGGATGCTACGTGCTCATGCCCGCGGACGGGTCAGCGCAGCCACAGCAGAACCTGCTCAACCAGTTCCTGACGGGCTGCGGCCCGAACAGCGTGAGACAGATCCTGCACGAGCACGGTGACATCGGCCTGGCGGACACGACGGCGGTCGCGATCGGCGTCAGCAAGTACGGCGCCACCTGGGAATGGGGCGCGGTCCGGTGCACGGGCGCGATGGTCACCGTAAGGGTGATCACCGACGCCAGTGACGCCAACCCGTACGAAACCAACTAGCGCCTCGGCGCCCAGCATAGAAGGAGTTGAGCGCTATGGCTCAAATGACCCCGCAGGTTGTCGTGGATGCCGGCACCGCGCCGACCATGTCCGCGGCGAACCTCACCGACTACGCCGTGATCGGCAACGGCCACAACTCGTTCGTGCGTGTCCTGAACGGCGGCGGCACTTCGGTCACCGTCACCGTGGCCGTGCCGTTCGCGACGAACGACAACGGCGTGGCGATCCCCGCCTACGTGGTGACCGTCGCGGCGGCTGCGGAGAAGTGGATTCCGCTGCGCCACTCGTACGACAACATGGACGGCACCGGCGCGCACCTGACGTACTCGGCGATCACGTCGGTGACGTCGGCGCTCGTGGTGGTCCAGTGAGCTGGAGGGTCGTCGGGAAGCATGCCGTTCTCGGCGTCGAGCCCGGCGGCGTCATCGAGCAGGAAGTCCCGGCCGTCCAGGCGGCAGCTTTGGTCGCCGGGGGTCACATCGCCGAAGTCACGGGAGACGAGTTCCCGTCGGCGTCCGAACAAGAGGCGGACAGCACGGACGCCGACAACCCTCAGGAAGGGGTGTAGCACAACATGTCTAACACGAGGCTCATCCTCATCAATTGTGTCGTGACGGTCAACGGTGTTGACCTGTCGAACCACTGCTCCAGCGTCGAGGTCGCGCTGAAGAAGGCTTCGGTGGACATCACCAACTTCGGCGGCGCGGGCAAGGAAGTCGCGCAGGGCCTGGAGGAGGACGTGTTCACCCTGGAGCTGCAGCAGGACTACTCGGCCTCCGAGGTGGACGCCACTCTGTGGCCGCTGTACCAGAACGGCACCGAGTTCACCGTGACCGTGCAGCCCACGGTGGGCGCGCGTTCGCTGACGAATCCGCAGTACTCGGCGACCTGCATCCTGCTCGACTACATCCCGCTCACCGGCAAGCCGGGCGCGCTGTCCACTACGAAGATCACCTTCAACGTGCAGCGCTCCACCCTCGCCCGCCTGACGAGCTGACCCTGATGGCCGGGGATAACAGCCTCGGCATCAACGTCGAGGGCGCCGATCGCCTACAGAAGGCGATCGGCGCCCTCGCCGACGGCCGGGACGAGATGGTCGAACGCATCGGCGAAGTCCTCTACCGCCTGGCCGAGGACCGAGCCCAGTCCGCGGCGATCCGCGTGCTCGGCGAACCCGTCCACGGCGAGAAGCGCACCGGCCTGCGTGAAGAGGTCGCTTCCGGCGTGGGTCTCCGGGACATCTCCGGCGGCACCGAAGTCACCACCTCCATGCCGGAAGACAAGGCGTCGATCCCGCGAGGCTTCGACACGGCCGTCTCGTTCCGCCCGCAACGAGGCACCTGGCGCCACCCCCTGTTCGGCGACAGGTCCAACTGGTATCGGAGCGGCCCGCATCAGGAAGGCTTCTCCTGGTTCATCGGCGCCTTCGACGGCGCGGACGAGGACGGCCGCGCACGCCTCGAACAGATGCTCGACGACGTCATCAAAGGCATCGCCGGGGAGATAGATTACTAGGTGCTGTGATACACTGCGTCGCCGCCCGG